TCTTCTGCGAGGTTGGCGTCAAATCCGCTGTCGCTCTCATCGATATCGTCAAGCTCTGGATCACCGATCAGCACGTCACCGTCAGGTAGCTCTTCAATCATCAGGTCATCTGCGGGTGCGCCCTCGGCAAACGGGATTACATTTGGATCAGCCATAGAGAGTTATCCTTTGTGGTTCTGGTTCGTCATCTTCAGTCAGGTCTTCAGTGTGACCAAGGAACCAGCCCTTACGCAGTCTTAGCCATGCTTGGGTGCAAGTGTCAACGATATCATCATTTGGGTGAGCAGGGAAGGCGGCACATATTGAGATCAAATCTTCGGCCCATTTGCGCTTGGGATAGAATATTCTGCCGTCTTCCAGAAGGGCAGATGCGGCGTGTGCGCGAGCTTCTTTATCGCGGTCTGGACTGTACGCCAGCACTGGCACCCCTGCCATTCTGAGGTCTTGCAGAAGGCTTTGCCCTGACGCCTTTTTTTCAATCAAGACTGCGTCTGGCTCCCAATCATCGTATGCTTCCTGTGCCAGCTTGCGTAGCTCTGGATAGCTCACCTTGTCGTACCACGCCTCCAGCACAATGGCGCAGTCATATCCTTGATGCTTAAATACGCCCCAAGTGGTACGGGCGCTGAAGCTAGAGCTTTCCTTTGTTTCAAAGGCTGTATCCCAAGACTGGATTACATATTCGATATTGTCAGGTAAATTTTCTTTTTCCCACGGCACCCACCAGCTTGACTTGAGTATGCCACCGCCCTTGGGGCTTGGCCGCTGCTGTAGCTGCCCTGCGGCTGCGTAGGAGCCAAGGCTGCGCTCTAGGGTGGTCAGGGTCTTCTCATCCATCCTGTCGGGCCACAGTAGCTCACCCTCGGCTGTTCGTGGGTCTGTGAAGCCAAGGCTTGATCTGTTGGGCGTTGGGTGGCCGATCTCATATCTGGCAGGCAGGCATAGGTGATCCCACTCATTGCCTAGCTCATTGGCGAGTATGTGTCCCGTGAGGTCTTGTTCGTGCAATCTTTGCATGATGATGACAAACGCGCCCGTCTGCGGATCGTTGAGGCGCGTCTGCATGGCCTGATCCCACCACTCCAGCACACCCTCCCTTACTTTGCTGCTGTCGGCCTCCACACTGTTGTGTGGGTCATCGATGCAGATGATGTCACCACCATCACCAGTTAGCGCACCACCGACACTGGTGGCGATCCTATAGCCTGTCTGATCATTTTCAAACCGCTGCTTCTGGTTTTGATCGTCGGTCAGCTTAAATTTGTCACCGAAGTGCGCCTTGTACCACGGGCTATCGATCAGCCTGCGGCACTTCACGCTATCCCTGATCGACAGGGAGGAGGCGTAGGACGCATAGAGGAACTTCTTGTGGGGTTGTGTGGCCCAAGTCCACGCAGGCAGCGCCACGGCCACGCTGATTGATTTCATGTGTCGTGGCGGCACGTTGATGATTAGGCGCTTGATGTCGCCTTCGGCCACGGCTTGGAGATGATCACTGATGGCATCGATGTGCCAGTTGTTTTTGAAATCGACGCCCGGTTCAATCGTCGGCCATGCGGCTTTCGTAAACTCCCTCAATGATCTGCGGTACTTTTCGGCTCGGACTTGCTCCAATGTGAGGCTGCTCAAAAGCTGCTTCAAGTGCGCTGAGTTCATTGATCCCGATCCTTGTGAGGTCTAGTGTAATTATTTTTTCGTCTTTCACGTTCATGTCTTTGACATCTTTCCAGCCTGCACGGTTTTTTAGAAAGAAAATGATGGCTGTGTTGTCGCGCTCGACGGTAGCATTTTCAAACAGGGCGTTAGTCACGGCGTCGATCCCCATTGCCTCGCCCCTTTTTATGGCGTCTGAAAATTCCGAATTTTCTGCCTGATGAAGCATGAAGGTGGAGACTGAAATTCCAAGCATTCCAGCGCACTGTTCTTTTGTCAGTCCCTTTGCCATCAGCGTTTCTGTGCTTGCAAGAACTTCTTCTGTAATTTTAAACTTCGGCCTACCGACTGATTTTTTGGCTGGTTGTTTCTTGGTTGTTTTTTTCGCCATGATACGGCCCTCCTGTTATTTTCATATAATACAAAATTAAATTAAAAAAAAGGGTTGTCGTTCTTATGATAAAAAATCCCCGCCGAGGCGGGGCTTACTCAATCAAACAGTTCGCACCCTTTGTCGGTTTTTTTATGTCCAACAACTCTACCATGATTTGTGACTGACGTTAGGTATCCATTAACCTTGGCATCATATTTCATCATTCTTAACGACTGGCATTCGATCTGCATTACGCGCCCACGGCTCAAGCCTAAAACTTTTCCAGTTTCTTCTAGGCTCATATTTTGTTTGAAGCGCATATCTATTACTTTTTTCTGCTTGTCGGTTAGTCGAGTATCAAGTTGCTGCAACACTTGCGAGTGGGCTATCATTTTCTCTGTTGAGTTGTCTGACATTATTTGTTTCACGCCATCCATATCGATAGTAAATTCGGACGTTGATGTTGATAGCCTGATATCTTGCAGGTTTTCGGGCCATATTTCTACTGGCTCCTTTCCGACCATTGCGGCGACATCAAACGCAAGGTTTGTCCAGCCTTTTTCGTTTATAGGTTTAACTTTCATAGTTACGAGGGCATTAACTGCCCCCTGACTGCGGCCCATTTTGCGCGACAGGTCTGCCACGGATTCATATTTCTTACGAATTGCCTGTAGCAATCTATTATTTCTTACGGTTATTTTTACGTTAAAGTCTTCCATTTATATCACCATCATTGCGATTGCGACAACTGCGACAAGGGTTGCGAAGGCAGCGCCTGCGATAATTTCTTTGCCCCAGCCGTCGGGCTTTGTGTTGTGTATGCTGACGTGGCCTCGCATATTGATTGCGATCCACTGCCCTGACGCTGCGCCCGTCTCACCTTCCTGCGTGTGTATCCACAGGTGTGCGCTTCCCGCACGTTTTGAGCATTCTGGCTCCAGCCATTTCGGCATATCTTGGCTCCACTCGTAGCCCCTAAACTGCCAAGATTTAACGATCATAATTTATCCTCCTGATTTTCGACTGCTTCCTCTAATAATTCTTCAAGCATAATCTTTGCTTTGTATTCCACAAATTTTGTCAGATATTCTGCGGCCTCGTATGGCTTGTGTATTCTGGACAACAGCGCCTCTGCCATTATGAGAGATGGGTCGCATAAATCTCTGTATAATTCTTTAAGCTCTTCCAGAGACATTTGCTTACTGCCTCGAATGTTTTTATTGGTCATAATTTATCCTCCCGTTCATCAAACTGGTGAGCCAGCCTGCGTAGCTCTGTTGCGGTTCCCTTGGTTATGACGCCCGTGAACAGTGGGCGTCGATCCTTTGCGTGTACGGCCTCTCCCGCAATTACTGCGTAGGTCGTGTCTGTCAGTTCAAATGTCAGGTGGTTCACTTTGAACTGCTCTCGTTTGATTGCCTGTCTGGTCACTGCATTTCCCTTTTTTCTGGATTTCTGTGGATATCAAACAGCGCCTCCCCAGCGCCGACCATAATTTCTGGAAACATGTGATCTAGATCATATGAGTGTATGATTGTTGCGATTACTGCCATAACTTGGGTGTTGCTCATTTCGTCTGGCATTGCTTCCAAGATTTCTTTTATGTCAATTTCGGTCATAATCTGTCCTGACGTTTTGATATGTTTCCCTCAGCATTTTTCTGGCTTCCTCTAGCATTTTGAGTGCGTCATTGAGGTCTGGAAAGTCATCTGGCGTTATTTTGCACGACAGCATGTGTTGTATTGTCAGGTCAAGTTTTGACAGAATTTGACCCAACTCTTCGATGCGTTCTAAGCTCATAGCGTGAACCGTGACGCATCGAATGCCCACAGGTTATAGCTGCACTTGGATTGATCTGGCTTTGCCCAGACTTCAGCCCTTGCAATTTTTGACTGCTTGAACAGGCGGTGGCAGGCATTATTGATATCTTTATCGCTGACATCTTTTTGGTCTGGCTGCTCTTCGCGGTATGCTGCGATCACCTCTGAAGTTATGAGATACGTGTCGGCGGCTTTGAGCAGAAATTTGATTGTTTCCATAATTTCTTGTGGCGATTGCTTTTGCTCTGTCCACTCGTTCAGAAGCTGATCCAGCACACCATTATCTGTTTCTGGCTCGTCCTGTGAGATACGTGCTGTTGGGCCACATTCCTTGATCTTAACGCAGCCGACTGCTCGGTATGGTATGGTTTCGGCCTTGTCTGGATGGTTTGGCACCACATCCATTAGCACCTGATCGCCCACGGATAGTTGTAGGAACCGTGCGAGGTTGTTGGTTATGAAGGTGTTTTGGCCTTCGGCGTCTACAGCAAAAGCTGAATAATGCTGGGTAATGTTGGTTATTAATCCGTGAATTTTTAGAAGTTCCATTATTTCTTCCTTTGATTGATATTTAGATGGTGGCTTACAGATAGCGATTTTTTACTATCTGTAAAGTTTATTTCATTCTCCCATTTCTGTATTAAATCTTCTAGAACTTGCGTGGCTTCTGAATTGAAGATGGATCGCATTGCAGCTTGATTAATTCTTTTGATTTGTTGACGCAGTTCTATCAACTTGTCGAGATCGTATTGGTTCATTTGATGGTATCCATGTTGTCGATTAAATCATCGATAATTCTTGCAATGCGAATGAGACCAGCCAATTCTTTGTGTGGGTGTTTGTGTGGGCATTTTCTGATCGCATCATATGCTGCGTCATTTAAAATTTTGAGGTGTTCTTTGTATTCGGTCATTGGTTCGCTCTCCCACGGTGCATCTGGAACTGTTACTTTTGCCGTCCTATTTGTGACGGATGCGGCCTGTCTATTTTTGACGCGCACCGCGCCATCATTGTTCATTTAATCCTCCTCCTGAGTTCGTCCGAATAGGTCATGCCCTGATCGGCGTAGTAATTTTCTTTGACTGGGTTCCAGCCTTTCATTGCCTCCCGCGCATTGCGGCAGTCTTCTATGACGTGGAGCAGTGCGTTTACGTCCAAGCTCTTGGCGTGATCTTCCCACTTTTTAAACTCTGCTGCTGTTGCGCCACTCATTGTGCTGCCTCCCTTTTAAAAGATTTAATTGCGTCTTTGTGGCTACCCGTGTGATAACCCAATACTTCATACAAAGCCGAACCCCACGCCACGTCACCGTAGCAACGCCATGCCATCACTGCGCTTGTATTTTTCATTTTGACCACTACCCAAGTTTTTGTCATTTCGTTCTCTCCCAGATTGTTGGTGGGGCCGTAGCCCCCCTGTTGATTAAACGCGACCCATCAGCTTGAAGCATTCGACTGCGCTGTTGGCGCGAACTGCTTGGTCACCGTATCCAAGTGGAAATTCTAAAAACCATTCGTTGCGGCCACCACCAGAAGCAGACCCACCGATAATACGAAACGTATGGCCCCAGTCTGTTTCTCCAGCCCATACACCGCCAGAAACTTTTTCAATTTTTTCTACACACAATGTGTCATAGATTGTGCGTCCGTTAACTTTGATTTTGTTTTGGTTCAGTGTGATCGTTGTCATTTCGTTCTCTCCCTGTTTCTATACAATTATATATAGGATACATTTACGGATACATCAAGGGCCATCGTTAATTTATTTAGTTTATTTTCTGCTTATTTATTGCAGAGCCGTAAAGGCAATAAATCGAAACGCTCTAAGTACCTTATTTATATATATAATATTATTATTATTATTATTATTATATATATAGTGTATTACTGCCCCCCACCCCCTACCCACCAACTATGTATGAGGGGGGTGGAGGGTGAGGAGTATAGATACCCCCCAAGGTGTCGCAATAAATGCAGTAAATACAATAAATCAGAACTTGTTGAAATCATTGACAAATACCCCAATATTTAGTGATGCAGTAAATCATGCAGTTAATCATTGGATGCTAGGAGAGAACCAAGCCATAGTCGGACGGCCCCGCTTGCCCTCGTTCAGATTGCGGCACTCTATGCCCCTATCATTTGCCAGCGCGTCCAGAACGTCTCCACGCTTACGCCTATCCATATTTGCGAATGCCCCCACGCTGCGCGTGATCTGGCTCTCCGTTATGCCACCCAGCCCCGCCGTTTCGATCTTGGCGAACACTGCCTTACAGGCTGCATCAAAGGGGCCATCAGCCATATTGGCCTTAAACATCTTGATGGTTTCGGTGGCGTAATGCTCGACGTAATCTATCGACCACTGCATTGCGTCCAGACCAATACTTTCCTGTCCCATTGACCGCGCAATGATCAGTGACAGTCGCATGGCAATCTCTCTGGATCGATTGTACATGGCCTCCAGCCCAGTGCCGGCCTCTTTCTTGATGGCGTCCACCAGCCGCTCCTCATAGCGTCTCAGGATCGCCTTGGCCTCTGGCGTGAAGCTGACCTCCATTGGTGAGGGCGGCACATCGTGCGTGGAGCCGGGGTCTAGCGTCCCGTTAACGGCGTTAGCGTGATCGCTGGCCCAAGACTTCAGCCGCTCTGAAATTGTGGACGTTGTGATTTCCTGCGATAGCTGGACGCCGATATCGGTTTTCACGATCAGGAAGCGGTTCAGCAGACCAGACGCCACATCGCCCCCGCCAATTGCCTTCATAAATTCGCTGGGCGTGGACATACCGACCAGCGTCAGGGATGGACGCCTGACCACCTTCTCCAGCTTTTCGGCCTCGCTGGCCTTCATTGTGTTGGTTGCATAGCCAGCCTGCCGCATGACCCCGTCTGTACGCCCGAAGCATTCCATAATGGATGTCAAAGCGTCAGCTTTATGCTGATGCCCTACTGCCGCTGCTGACTTGAGCATACGGCCCATCTCATCGATCACAGATACGTGAACTGGCTTCTTGGTCAGGGTGGACATCACCCCCGCCCCACTGGTGTAGCCTGCTGGCCCGATCAGGTCTTCCAGTCCAGCCTCTTCAAGCAGCCGCTCCAGCACGGTCTTGCTGTGTTCTTTGCCCGATCCAGTCTCACCAATGTTCAAAAGATACAGGCTGGAGAAGTTCCGCTGGTTTGTCACCCAGCGCCTGCCCATTACTGTTGAGCCAAAGGCGATGGCCGCTTGCACCGCAAACTGCGGCTGTGGCTTGATGGCGGTGATCGAATAATAGTTGACCACGTCCTGCAATACGCCCGGTATCGACAGCAGATGATCTGGGATATTGCCCAGAGGCTCGGCCTTGGCCGAAGGCTTGGACATAATTGATGCCGCCACCGTTGCGCCATGCTTGATCGCCTCTTCATCATATTCGTAATCTGGGTTGTTGCTGACGTTTAGGAACGCAGCGGCGTCTTTGACCGCCTTGGTGACATTGCCCATATGTTCGTACTGCGTCCATAGCTCAAAGCAATCGAAGCTGTGGGCCGAATCAAACGGGTCACTGGCATGGTGGCTGAAGGCGCGACCATCCTCAAATACTTTGACCCCCGCCAGCTTGGAGGTGCTGTTGGGCGACAGGTATCGATCCTTGGCGGTTTGTTTATAGCCGTACTGGATTAATAAACTGTGCATATCATGGGCCTGATTAAAGGCGTCGATGACGCTGGTGCCGTCATTGTTTTTTGGCCGTGGCTTTCTGGGGGGCTGATATTCTGGCTCACGCCGCCACGGGCATATGGCTTGCATCTGTGGCCGAAATTTATCCCACTCGCGCCAGATTGTGAGAAGCTGCGGCGGTAGGTCTGGCAGGCCATCGAAGATACTCCTGCCTGCCCACTCGTAGGGACGGCCCGTGTCTGGGTGGATCGATGGCGGCAGGACATCCTGCACGGCCCCAGCGCGTAGCTCAAAAACCACCTCTGTCCTTCTGGGATCGCCCTCAACGGGCCAAGATATTTTGTGGGTAATCAGATCGGGCGGTGCCTTAAAGATCAGCTTGCCGCGATTTTCGCGCCCAATGATTTGGGGAGCCGACTGCATTAACTCTGAGAAATCGATCCCCAGTTCTTCGAAGATCAGCTTGGTGTATTCGACATGATCTATGTCTACGGCGCACGTTCCAGACGCCCCGTGCAGCAATCCCACATTATGGGTGGGGTTCTGCTCGTAATATTTTCTGGCCGCTTCTGGATCGCTCAATGCCTGCTCTGGCTTCTGCCAGCCAAAGCGGGTTGGGCCTTTTGTGCCAGCGGGTATCGTAACCAAATACCAGCCCAGCTTCTCGCAATACTCTTCCACTTTTATTGTCATTTTTTTTGACCTTTTATTTATACACGGTGAGATATTCTGACAATTTCCTCCAAGTGTTCAGACTGATTCGTTCATTGCCTGTCGCCACGGCCTTTACTGTGGGGTGCGACAGCCCAGATTTCTGTGCGACAACGGTCAGCCGTCGATCTTGCAGGGCGTCTCTTATTGTCTCAAGAGGTATCATATTGTCCATTGTGGTCTCCAATTTTGCATTATTTCAAAAAAGAGCTTTACATGCTCAAAACCATTTAGTAAAGATCGTCTTGTAGAAAAAGTGTGAATGAAAAAATGGAGAACGAAATGGACAATATCAATGTCGATATTCTTGCCGCCGATTGGTTGGATATCAAAGCTCAAGAAAAGGCGCTGACAGCAAAGCGCCACGCGATTGAAGAGCAGATCGCAGCGGCCCTAGAAGTCAAAGACGAGGGGTCAATCTCCCACAAATTGGACGGCCACAAAATTACGCTGACACAGCCCGTGTCCCGTAAAGTTGACCCTATTATTTGGGACAAAATCAGCCGTAAAATTCCAACTAGCCTACACCCTGTGAAACACACAATCAGCGCAGATGCCGCTGGTTGCCGCTACTTGTTGGCTAATGAGCCAAAGTTGTGGGCCAAGATCGCGCCTGCCTTTGAAACCCGCGCTGGCAAGATCGGCGTCAAGATTGAGGTGGTGTGATGAGCCTGACTGATGTCGAGCTTGAGATGCTGATTGTTTCTCTGGCCTCCGTCACTGTGATGGACGGACAAAGCAAAAGCTCAAACCAAATCAGGTTAGAGCGTAAATTAAATCGGTGGCGCGACCACCCAGACTTGGAGTTTGCAGCATGAACCGCAGCATAGATGAAATTTTGGATGAGGTATTCGCCAAAGTATTTAAGGGAGATTGGTAATGTTTAAGATCGAAAAGGGGGTGCCAATGACGGCACCCTCGCGGGATAGATCGGGCAAGTGGAAAGACTTGCTGGGTAAAATGGACGTTGGAGACAGCGTTGTTGTCGATGAGCAGTCGCAAGCCACATCCATCCGAAACACGGGAAAACGGATGGGAATGCTGGTGCGTTGCCAGCAGCAGGACGATGGCAGCTTTCGGGCATGGAGAATTGAGTAATGGCTTGTTTAATTGAATTAACATTGATGGGCCAACATGATGGAGAAGATCACGGATCAGTGATCGTAAACATGGATCGTGTTGAACACTTTAGGTCTGTCAAAGAATCAGAGATTTGGATGACTGGATTATTTTTTAAGGGGTATGAGCTGTACGTCAAAGAAAATTATAAGTTAATTATGGAAGAGGTTAACAATTATGGCAATTGACCTAAAAACACTGAGCAAGCCAAGCGGTCAGCGGCCTATCATCTGCACTCTGTTTGGCGAAGGCGGCATGGGAAAAACTACGCTTGCAGCTATGTTTCCCAGCCCTGTGTTCATCCGGACGGAGGACGGCACAGCCAGTCTGGCAGGCAATGATAATGTCAACCTGTTTCCATTGGCAACATCTACACAGGACGTGCTGGACGCGATTGAGGCGCTTGCAACTCAGAAGCACGACCACAAAACCTTGGTGATTGATTCGATCACCCAGCTTGCGACGATGGTCGAGGCTGAGATTGTGGCTGCTGATCCAAAGGCAAAAAGCATCAATCAAGCTGGCGGTGGCTACGGCGCTGGCTATAGCACGGCGGCTGAGAAGCACAGGCAGATCAGGGAATGGGCGGGATCACTCGCCTACGAAAAAGGACTCAACATAGTCTTCATCGGCCACGCCGATACTGAGATGCTCGACCTGCCAGATCAAGAAAGCTACGCACGATACACCGTGCGGATGCACAAGAAGTCGATCCCTCATTACACTGACAATGTCGATATGGTGGGCATGATCAGGCTGAAGACATTTGTTCGTGGCGGTGACGGCGACAAGAAACGTGCGATTTCGACGGGGGAGCGAGAGATCATCTGCCACCCACAGGCGTCGAGCGTCACGAAAAATCGGTTTAACATCAGTGAGCCTCTGGCCTTCACGTTTGACCGCAACCCATTCGCAGATTTTGTAGCAGAGTAGAAAAGGAAAACTCACATGGAACTTAACGGATTTAACGCAGCGGCTATTGAACCAGCCGCAACATATGAGCCGCTACCAGCGGGAAACTATTCGGCAGTAATTGTCGAGAGCGAGGAGAAGCCGACTAAGGCTATGACTGGCTCGTATCTTCAGCTTGGTCTGGAGATTGTCGAGGGCCAGTACGCTGGCCGCAAATTGATAGATCGATTGAACCTCAACAATCCGAACCAGATTGCAGTGGACATAGCACAGCGCACTCTGTCTGCGATTTGCCACGCCACAGGCGTTATGACGCCCCGCGACAGCAGCGAACTGCACGACAAGCCTCTGCTGGTGAAGCTGGCAGTTAAGGCCGCAGATGGACAGTACAGCGCCAGCAATGAGATCAAGGGCTACTCAGGTGCAAAAACCAACGGCGCTGTTACAGCGGCCCCTGCGGCGGCTCCAGCGGTGGCGGCAGCGCCACCGTGGAAGAAGTAATCTATTTTTCGATGGGGCGGCTTTTGCTGCCCCATTTCTCAAATAGAGAGGAGCCGAGATGAACCTTGATAAATACAATCCATCGCCCACAGTGCAGAAAATTTACGAACACTACGAGGCAAGCCGCGATAACGGCCACAGGCCGCATCTGGGGGGAAGTCAGATAGGCAACCCGTGCAGTCGGGCATTGTGGTATCAGTTTCGACACGCAAGCTCACAGAGCTTTGAGGGGCGTATGCTGCGCCTGTTTGAAACGGGTGACCGCGAGGAGGAGCGGATCGTGTCAAACTTGAGATCGATTGGCGTTGAGGTGTGGGAGGTCGATCCAGACACTGGCCGACAGATAAATTACACGGCCTGCGGGGGTCACTTTGGATTGAGCTTAGATGGAATTGGCGTTGGCTTTCCTGAGAGCAAAGAGCCGCACACTTTGGAATTTAAAACGATGAACGATAAGAGCTTTGCCCAGACAAAAATGAAGGGCGTCAGGATCAGTAAGCCCGTTTACTGGGCGCAGTGCCAAGTCGGGATGCACTTGGCTGACATTGATCGTTGTTATTTCTTTGCCGTGAACAAAAATAACGATGAGATTTATTCTGAGCGGATCAAGCGGGATCGGGCAGAGGGTGAGATGCTAATTAGCAAAGCCAGCAATATCATCTTTGACGAAAAGCCACCGTCTAAAATCAGCCATGACCCGTCAAAGTTTGCTTGTAGGTTTTGTAATTATATTCCGATTTGTCACGGCGGTGAACTGCCAGAAGTTAATGCCAGAACAGACGCCCACAGCACTCCAGAGCGGGACGGCACTTGGAGCCGTAAAGAGGGCGCAGGGGGCCACCTGTTTAATCCTTTCATGGTTCCTGACGATTGGGAGATCATAGACGCTGGAGATGATTTCGTGGAGTATCAGACCCCACATGGCGTCATCCGCAATCAAGACAACAGCGAAGAATTGAGGGAGAGGTTATTGAGGGAGAGGTTTTCGTGATGAAAAACTGGTGGGAAGATTTGGAATTGATGCGGCGTTTGTTTCTCTATGATCCAGAGGCTGGACTGATTTACGCAAAGGATCGATCAGAGGAAGATTTTTACGACACTGGCGAGGGCAGTTCGTTTGTCAGTGCTGCGGGTGCTGCGGCTAAATATAACAAAGAGCGCAGTGGCAAGCTGGCTATGAGCCGCAGGGTAAAGACTGAGAGATCGACGTGCTACTATTTATGCGGTGGCATTTCTTATCGCGGCCATGACAAAAAAATGCAGGCGCATCGCGTGGCCTTTTTTCTGCATCACGGCCACTATCCTATTTGGCCTAACTCTGTGGATCACATTAACAGAGATGGCTGCGATAACAGGATAGTAAATTTGCGAGAGGTCACGGCGCGTGAGCAGTCTGCGAACACTGGCGTCAGCAAGGCCAACACATCAGGCGTCAAGGGCGTTAGCTTTTTAAAAGACAAAGGGAAGTGGAGGGCGTCGATGAATATTGATGGCAGAAAAACTAATCTTGGTACGTTTTTAACAATGAACGAGGCAGTGGCTGCACGGCTACAAGCGGAAAAAAGAGTTTCACATGACCTTTGAATTACGAGATTATCAAAAAGAGGCCGTCGATGGCTTGTACAACTATTGGGCGAGTAAAGCGGGTGATAATCCACTTATAGTCGCACCCACTGGATCGGGCAAGACAGCCATCATAGCTCAGATAGTGAAAGACGCCATGTCATTTTCTGGCACCCGTGTGATGATTGTGACCCACGTCAAAGAGCTTTTGGAGCAGGGGGCCAATGGCCTACTGAAAATGTATCCAGAAGCTGATTTCGGCATCTACAGTGCAGGGCTGAAACAGAAGGTGTTGGACAAGCCGATCACATTTGCTGGCATTCAGAGCGTCTGGGAACGCGCCTATGACATCATTCCTGCGCCAGACCTTATTCTGATCGATGAGGCGCACATGCTGCCAAAAAATACTGAGACGCGATATAATCGCTTTATTGCTGATTTGAAAGTGTGCAACCCTGACATCAAAGTGGTGGGCCTGACAGCCACACCCTATCGATTGGACAGTGGCTATCTCCACAAAGGTGCAGGCCATCTGTTCGATGGCATAGCCTATGACATCCCTGTGTCGATGCTGATGGAGCAGGGCTACCTGTCGCCTGTCATTAGCAAAGGTGGTCTGAACCAGATCGATCTGACCAACGTAAAAAAACGGGGCGGTGAGTTTATTGAGAGCGACCTCGCAACGGCTGCGTCTGATCCCGAACTGGTGCGGAAGACGGTTGCTGAGATTGTGGAACTGAGCGCGGATCGCAAAAGCTGGCTGGTGTTTAGCAGCGGCGTAAATCACGCCTACATGCTGAAGGATGAATTTGAGGCGCACGACATTGATGTCGGCGTGGTGACAGGTAACGACAGCAGCGCCGTGCGGGAGCAAACGATTGCAGACTTTAAGAGCGGTGAACTTAAATGCTTGATAAATGTGAACGTGCTGACCACTGGATTTGATCACCCTGCTGTGGACGTTGTCTGTTTGTGCAGAGCAACCGCAAGTTGTGGCCTCTATATCCAAATGGTCGGGAGGGGTACGAGAGTAGCCGAAGGCAAGACTGATGCCCTCGTTCTTGATTTCGGAGCCAATGTTCAGCGTCACGGATTTATAGATAGGGTAAAACCCAAGGATGAATCTGCGGGGGCAGGCGAGGGTACGGCACCAGTGAAGCAGTGCGAGGCTTGCCAGACCATGTGCTTTGCGGCGGCGTTGCAATGCCACGTCTGCGGCCATGAGTTTCCACCACCAACGCTAAACCATAATTCAAACAGCTACAGCGGGGCCATGCTCTCCAGTCAGGTTAAGGAAGAATGGGTCGATGTGGATAGCGTAATTTACCATCGCCACAAAAAAGAAGGCAAGCCTGACTCGGTCAAAGTCACGTATTACGCTGGGATGTTATCAGTGAACGAATGGCTATGCCCCGATCACGGGGGCTACGCCGCGAGTAGATACCAAGCGCGTAAGCCTTTGCTATCTTCGGGGGCCGACACAACGAGCGAGGCTCTTGATGAGTGCCAATGGTGGGATAGCCCCAGCCGCATCAAGATAAAACCCTCGACATACAATCCAAAATATTTTGAGGTTGTGCAGTTTGATTATACAAAAGTGGAGAGAAAAATTGAAAAGCAAGAAGGGCTATACGCTGATTGGGGTGTCGAAGACATACCGTTTTAAGCACTCTGAACACAGCGAACAGGTGGGTTTTGTGAACTGGTTTCGGGCCAAATATCCAGACACGCTGATTTTTGCGATCCCAAACGGTGAGAAGCGTAGCATATCTGTGGCGACACGGCTGAAGGCCGAGGGGGTCACCAGAGGGATACCAGACCTGTACATCCCCTCCTGCAATCTTTGGGTCGAAATGAAGCGCGTGACGGGTGGCAGGCTTTCCCCCGATCAGAAAAAAGTGATCGAATATTTAAGATCGGTGGGCCACACTGTAATTGTGGGGAAGGGCGCAGGCGATGCGTCGAAGCAAGTGCTGGAGTTTTTGGAAAAATGACAAAATGGAGGCTGGATAAATTGATACACCGCGATGAATATCAGATGGTGATCGAACACAACAAACGCTTGGAGGCTGACAATGCTGGCCTCAGAGAACAGATTAAATTTTACCGAAAAAAGCTGCTGAAGGAGAGGCTAAATGAAGAAACTAACACCAGCGCATGACGCTGAACTGCGCCATTTGAGGGGCCAAGTGGATCGTCTGGAGCGAGAGGCTTATCGAAATAGTCCAGTGCCAAATTCACAGAACGATCTCTGGATGGCGAGACAGGAACTGAAAAACTTTGTCAGCGGATTGCGACAGAACGAATACCAAATCTGAGGGAGAGAGCAGATGACAGACGATAAGCTAGGCCAGAAAATGCTGGAGTTTGAGCGCAGCCAGACAAAAATCATTAGAACCACTGGGAATGAGCTTCTGATAGGCAAGCCAATGCGACCCACTTTGCCGTGCGATATGGGAGAGCCACGGGCAAGCCGCACGGATACTGGCGCGTTTACTCCGATCTTGAGGGCGTTAGCAAAACACGGCCCAATGACCAGTAGAGACTTGGCGCGGCTGCTGAAACAAAACTCACACAATGTTTGTGGCACAGTTCGCCACGCCGTGACGGCTGGATTAGTTGATCAGACCCCTCACTCTATCCCAAGAGAAGAAGATGATAAAAAAAACGGCCATATGGACTGCTGGCTGTATCATCTCGCGGCATAAATTTCATCGGGGGAAAGTCGCCCATTTTGGCTTCCCCCTACTTTCCCCCTATATACCCCCTATATATTAATTAAATGTATTTAGTTTGTATTTTGCTATTGTATCTCCCGATATACCTGCTATGTATAATGGTATAGCAACCAAGGAGAGACCCAATGAAAACGCTTCAAGATTACATCAACCTCGCATGGAACCAATTTCAAGAGGACGGCACCTTTGCCGCCAAGGCTCACCAGAAAGAGGCGCTGGGTTACTTGAACCTCGCTTATGAAACTGTTCGCAATACCAACCAGACTTGGCAGCTTGCGCCTGAGACCCGCGCCACAGATGAAGATTACTGGGCAGTCCCTTACGACCTTCACCAAATCCGCGACAAGCACACCCGCTTGTTTAAGGACGATCTCCGCGCTGATCTGGCTCGTTTGGTTGAGCTTCGCCGTGTGTTCAAAGAAAGCACAGTGGTCAAGCCTGCGCCAAAAGATGACCGCATCAGCGAAAAGCAAAAGCAAGTCACTGAGACTGTCGTTGACATGATCAATCGTCGTGTCGCCCAATACCATCAGGCAGTCGAGCTTGGCCGTCTCTTTGGAAACCTTCCAGTGTCTGTCACACCTCACCTTGTGACCAACGAACACAACACAACTTTCACCCGTTGTTTCTTTTATCTGTCAGGCAAGCTCACAGCCCTGTCAGTCATCATGGCCGCGCTCGACACGCTGAACCGTGAAAAAGAAAACTCATAATCCAACGGGGGGCTTCGGCCCCACCCACTATCCAATCAGGAGAATCCAATGCTTCCAAGAACTGCCCAAGCCCACACCCCGCTCCGCGCCAGCAAGAGCCTCCGTACATGGTGTGGCCCATACGCCGTTGCTGTGTTTCTGCGTCAGCACTATGACGCCGCCTATGACGCCTGCCTGCAATTTACATATCGCGGCAAGATCACGGGCATGAGCAACAGCCTGATGAAAGTTGTAATGGGGGCCAACAACGTCGAGATGACGTTTCACTACAAGCGCGAAATCGGTTCGTATGCCAGAGACAATGCCACGCTGGCAGCTTGGCTCAAGACCCGTGACCGCAAGAAGACCTATCTGGTCAACATCACGGGCCACTACATTGTGGTGTCGGGCGACAAGACTATCGACAACCAGTCTGGCGAGTGGCACAGCGTCCGTAAATCCAAGCACCGCCGCAAGCGCGTGGCCTACGCTTGGGAAATAAAAGCACCCCATTGATAAATTAATTAACAATACCCCTTGATATATCTTGGGGTATCACTATATGTATTAGGTAAGATCAAAAATTCAAAAATGGAGAGACCCAATGACATTTACATTCCTCACAGAAAACCAGATCGACATCTTAGCCGAAGAGGCCGTCACAAATTTTGAAGTAAGCGCAAGCTGGAATGCTGCCGCCTACGCCGCTCTGCAATATTCTCGCGATGAGTGGGGCTTCAACCCATATGGAACTGCGATAAAGTTGGTTATCAAACGCGCAAAATTGATCTGGCAAGCCGAAACAATTCGCGTCAAAGCCGTCATCGCATAACCCAACGGGGGCCATCGCGCCCCCACCAACCAAGGAGAGAAAATATGAAATACGAATGGGAAGATGAAATCGATCTGGAGGGTATACTGGAGCGGATCAATGAGCCGCTGCCCCTGCACCTTTCTGTGATTGGCCTTGCAGTAGTTAACACAGACGCCGCCGAAGGGTGTCTGCAAATTGAACAAGACTGGATCGGCAATGATTGGGTTGACGTGATGCAAGACATCAAGGGCGATGCCTCTACCGCCTATGAAGAGTGCCGAAAGCGCCCAGATCAGGAGACAGGCAAATGATCCCCTGTCCAGAGTGCGACCACACCGATTATCACGGCAAGGTCGAGAAAGAAGTCCACCAGCGTTTTGGTGGAACGCTGGAGCCTGTTGGAGAATGGGTCGATTGCGATTACTGTGATGGCAGTGGCGAAGTGGAGGGGGATGAAGATGAGCGATAAAACGGTGGTTGAATTTCCATCTCTGTCCGATTTGGATCGGCAGTTTGAAGAGCTTGAAAGGCAGCGTGAATTGATCAGGGAACAGGCGCGACAGCTTGCTGCTGTTCACAAGCCCAAATAGCCGCTATAATGCCCCTATTCCATTTAGGGGGTGATGACCCATGATCGATCCTGTGAGCGCCTACGCTGCCGCCACAACCGCCTATAAAGGCGTTAAAATGCTGCTGCAGGCTGGCCGTGAAATCGAAGACGTTTCAAAGCAGCTTGGGTCTTGGTATAGCGCAGTGGCTGATATTACTCGCGCCGAATCACAGCGCAAAAATACAACGTGGCTGGAAAAGAAACAGCACGGCGAGGCATCGATTGAGCAAGAGGCGATGGACATCACGATCCGCGCCAAAAAATTAAAAGAGTTTGAATATGAAATTCGCGTAATGTTGGACTATAGATTTGGTTTAGGAACCTATGATCAGATGCTTGGCATGAGACGCAAAATTAGGGCAGAGCGAGAGCGCACGGTATATGCCGCAATGGAGAGCAAGCGCCAAATGGCAAACAATCTTGCAATCACGGGATTGGCTTTGGGCATTGTGGCCGTGCTGGGCGGTGGCCTTTATCTGATTGCGCTTGCGCTATGATTAAAGTTTTATTGATGTCTGTAACGCTGGCTGGCGTTGCAAATCCCACCCACGTACCGTGCAGTTTGTGGAAACGGATTACTGACAAAAATACTGGTCAGAAAATTTGCGTCTATCGCTTCTCAGCGGGATTTGGGGGGCTTGGATATCACTATCCAACGCTGTCGTTTTCCGAATGCCCCCGTGTTTTTCAGTGCGTTTATGAGAAGAAAGACAAACGGCCCACGCTAAACGAGATATTGGATGGGTTAAGGGACGGCTTCTGAGCTACTGAGCAGCCTCTCGTATCTGTGCCGCTGCGTCAGTGCCTCTGAGAGCCTTTATGAGAGCCGCTGTGGCCCCGTCTGCATCAAGTTGCATTGTCGGTACTTTCACACTGTCATACATAGCCTGTGCCTCTGGTGTGGCCGCTTCTGCTGGCCCTACGCTACTTTCATTTGTTGAAGACGCCAACAGTGCAGCCTCCAAGAACCCACGACCATCACTAATATTGAGAGCATTTGCCAGTCGTTTAAACGCAGGCGTTTTAATCGCAGCAGCAATTTCTGGTTCAGACGCTGAGACTGCAAGTTTTTTAAATGTAGGACTATTTAAAAAGTCACCCGCCGCAGAAATTTTTTCTTTGCTGCCTTTATTTAAAAGCATATCACCTATAGTGTCCACGGCCATAGCCCCTGCTGGGCCTCCCGCCGCCTGACCAACCCCAGCGCGAACTATCCTGTTACCCATAATTCCTTGGAATACTCTTTTTACAAGACCTTCAGCCGTCAATGCTTGGACAAGAGCCTGATTAGCCTTCCCTGTCTGTAGGACGGCCCCACGGGCCTGTGTGATGCGTTTAGAGACGTTATTAAGGTCAGACATAAACTGACTACTGTCTTCGCCTAAAATGCCAATAATTTTATTATAGACAGGCTTGTTTCGCTTTAGACCCTCAAATGTTTTTGAAAACTTGGCAAAATCAAACGGCCCGTCGAAACCTACGGCTTCAGATACTGACAACGCATTTATGGCTGTAGCCATTGCTTCACGCTGTAGCTCTTTTGGAATGACTTTTAATAGTCTGTTGAGGCCAGCTATATCACCTTTAGTTCCACTGGTTATTGCCGTCCTCAGTTTTCCTGCCAGACTGCCTTCGCCATCTTTGCCAAAAAATGTGACAATGCGCTTTTCTAGAGCTTTTTGCTTTGCCGTTGTTTGATTTGCCAAACGCAGTGCGGCTCTAGCTTCGTCTCCACCAACCCTCTGCGCCGTTGCAAGATAATCTTCGGTTAATGCTCCATATATACGTTTTGCAGTGCCAGTATCCATATCGGCAAATTCACCTTCGCCCTTGTTTATGGCTTTACCAATACCGTTTCTAAACTTTTTCAATGCGGCGTAAGTCAAAGGCGTGTTTGGGTCTGTCAATGTATCGAAAAGCATCTTTTCTTTGCCTGTCAGCGCGTTTACGCCACCAAGTTCTTCAAGCATTTTATTTAACAGCATTACACTATTTTGTGGTTCAACCAGTGAGTTTGCTGGAACTACTGAATCAACTTGATTGTACAGCCCTTTCGCAGCTTGTTGCAAAGATGTTTGTGTCTGTTTTAATGTTGTTTGAATGCGCTCTGAAATTGATGCAACATCTGGAGTTGCGTCAATTGTAGCCATCATTTCGTCTGCTTGCTTAGATGCAGCAACAACAATATTTCTAAAATTTGCTTCGGCTTCTGATCCTGCAATTGATCGGCTTAGACCAGCCGCGCTTCGTAGCTGCGTATTGTCGCTCAGAACGTCTGCTGGCACGTCAATGCCAAGGCGCTCTGCCGCTGCCGCTGCGTCTGGATTTACTTTGGCCGCTGCCGCTAGTGCTTCCGCTGCCCTTTGTGAACCTTTGCCACCAGTGGATGCCACACGAATTAATTCGCCCAACGCATCTGGCGTTAGGGTAGGTGCCGCCCGTGCTGCGGTCTGTGTTGCCACCCGCGCCGTGGGGGCCGCTGCAACAGGGGCAGGGGCTTGAACAGTACGCATTGCGGTGATCTCATCAGGCGTAAACTGTCTAGCCACCTGTGCCTCTGTTATGCCGCCCACGCTTGGATTAACCACTTTACGGCCACGCATTAGGGAGCTTGGAGAACCCATGAAGGCGTCTGGCATTGCCATCATATCACGCGCAAATCTTGTTGCGTTTCCCTCGCTCATGCCTGCCTTCATAAACAGGTCTGCAATGCCACCAATAACGTATCCAGCGCCCTCTGAGGCGGTGCCTGCCACGGTTAGCCCTGCGTCACCAATAAGCTCTAAAGCCAATTGAACGGCTTGGGGGATGGAAATCATGGGGCCGTCTTTTAATGACGGGTCTTTGGCCTTCTGAGCATCGCTGTAGCCGTACAGCAATACTTCATCAGGTACGTCAACAATGCCGCCCTCACCAGATAGGTTTACACCTGTTGCTGCCTGTTCAGCCAGTTCACGCCCCTCTTGGGACATTTGCTGACGCAGTGGGACAGGGGTTCTTTTAGGTTGCACTGTGGCCGTGCCATCATCAGCAACAGGAACCATTGGGTCAGCAGTGACGGGTACGGTGGCGGTTTCTGTTTTTTTAGCTTCGGCTTGCCGTGCTTGCGCTTGACGTATTCTGGCCGCTCTAATTCTTTCTTCTTTTGTCATAATTAAAGCCCCAATTCATCCATACGTTTTTCCCAAGCATCAAATTGATCATCCGTTAAAGCACCAACATCAATTTCATTTAGTTCCGCAGCCAACATAGTAGTGAAATCATAATTTGTTCCAGACTGCCTTAGCTCTGCTTCTTGGCGTTCACGTTCTTCTTGTTCTTGTCTCTGAAGTCTTAACCAATCACCTACTGTCTTATCTCCATCTGACAAATATACTGCTTGCCCTGTAAGATATTCTGACAATTTTTGCTGTGCATCTATTTTACGATCTAACCAATCAGCCAATGCTTCTTCTTGTAAATTTGTGGGTAGTGCTGTATTCAAAGCAAGGCTAAGTTCACCTTGGCTAAGAGCGCCAAATGTTACAGACCCCACAACATCTAAGCCAAGACTACTTCTGACATTTTGAAGCTCAATGGTAGACGATCTCCAACTTGGCAACAAACTTTCAATAACACCAGTATTTGCCCCTTCTTCAACGACCAATCTTCTTGCTTCATTAAGATTTGCAATATTTGTTCTAATTTGTCCGACTTTTTCAAACGCATTTAAAGCAGTATTCACGCCAATAACACCAGCACGTCTTGCACCTGATCTTTCACCTTGCAATTGTGTGCCGCGATCTTGCGCTTCTTTAATCGCTTCGGCTGCGTCATCACCTGTTAATTCTACTCCATCTGATGATCTTACAACTTTTACGGTTCCATCTTTTCCAGCAAATACAACTATGCCACCAGTAATTATTTCAGTGGATTTAGCTTCAAAGCCACCACCGTCAGTACCATCGCTCCAACCTTCTGGCGGGACTGCTGTCCATCCAGCGGCCTCAAAGTCATCAACATCAGTTTGATTTTTAACAACAGCAGCGGGAAGGCCAGTTTTATAAAACTTTCGCTCTTTGAATGTGCTGCCTGTTCCAGTTGTCTTATCAACACTTTTAAATCTCGCGCCTTGGTTTTGCAAATCGGCAAAGCCTTTGGCTGTTAAGAAGTCACGATACGCTGTCTGATAAGCTCCAGTTGGTTGTCCTTTGTCATCCAAGACTGGAATTTCAATCATGTATTCTTTCGGATCGCGGTATGTCGCCGCCTTCGGCTTCAGCGTTGGCGCAAGGCTAAACGCCGTAGAGGCTACTTTCTGGTCTCTGTCGCGCTTCTCTTTCTTTTTGGCAGTCAGGTAGTCAAGCGGCACAAGGCCAGCCCCAACAGCCGACCCAAACAATGTGGAACCCGGCTGTGATGCCTGCTTGCCCATTTCCAGAAAGTATCGCAGGGAAGCCTCCCAAGGATTGGCCTCCTCAACAGGGGCATACATGGCGCTGGCTGCGTCAAAGGCTTTCTGCGCTCCAGCCTTACTGCCAGAAAGCATTCCCAATGCACCCATCATTTTGTCAAATTCAGTAGTGTCGCTTGCGCCCAGTGCCATGCTTTAGCCCTTTTAATTTGTTGGGTTCATCAATTTATACGCGCTGTACAGGCTACCCAGACCGCTAAGTGTCTGGCCGTACACCGAGGGATCAGCCGACATCTGTGTGCCTGTCTGATAGCCTCTTGACGCCTTAGAGTACGGCGTTTGGGCCAACGCACCCAGAGCAAAGTTGAGCTGCTCTGCTGGATACTCCCGCTGATCCAAATAATCAGCATAGGCCAAGTCAAGCGCCCGTTGATCAAGCAGGCGTGTGGCCTCGCCAGATGTAATGAGACCCTGCGCCGTTTGCGCCTGCAAGTCAGCCGCCAGTGTGCCAGCCGATCCGTATGCATCCATTTGGCCGCGCCGTGACGCCTCATCAGTTTCGTAGCCAGTTCGCATAGCGTTTTCTGCGCTAAACCTGTTAGCACGTTCCGTGTCAAAGCGACCAGCGGCAAAGTCTAAGCCTTCGCGGCCTGCCCTCGCTCTGAGGTCTCCAGCGGCCTGTGCGCCCTCTCCAGCCGCCGTGCCTTCCATTATGCCCAGACGTGAGCCGAAGGCACCACCGCCTCTTGCAGCACGGCTTCTAGCATCGTTTTGAGAGCGAATGGTCTGCTCTTCAATTTCGCGCACCGCAGGGTCCATCGCGCCTTGGTAGATGTCCATAAACGGCTGCGCCGTGTCCATGCTAAATGGATCGCCCATAAGCTCTTCGCGTGTTGCGGCGTCATAGCCTTGGCCCAACGTGTCAGCCACGCCCTCGTATTTATCCAGATACGGCTGAAAGGTTTCGTCCATAGAGCCAAGCATTCCCATGCCCTCGCGCTCTTGGTCGGTCAGCTTGCTGTTATCATCGCCATATGTCGCAATGCGATCACCCGAATATGTTGGATAGTCTGACGCTGCTATTTCGGAGGCTTTTTCAAATAATGATCGCCCAGCGGAGGATACCCACGATGGAACTTCATCTGCGCTGTATGTATCAGATGAGCTTGGTAGCTCCGAATATGATGGTGTGCAGAAACTGCCCATTTAAGCCTCCGTAAACAGTGAGCCGACTTTGGTCAGACCAAGCCGCTCGTAAAAATTATCTTTGCGATCTACATCGCCAGAATAGACGTGACCTAACTTGACTGGCACTCCAGACTCTTGTCCGATTTTCATAAATTTCTTAATTAATCGGGTGGCAATCGTCGATTTTCTGTGTTGGCGATAAACGAAAAACCAGTTGTCAGCCAGATACTTTTTGTCGCTCCACCAGTCGGTCATTTCTGCGCCACCAATTGAGCCAATAATTCTGCCGTCTATTTCAGCCACCAACACAACGCCATCGTGAATGGCGCGGCTGATTGCTGCGATCAGCTTGTCAGATCGGATTGGCGACACATCGTGTATTGTTTCAGAATGCATGACGTGCAGCATTCCGTATAGTGCGGATATATCCAGAGGTGTCGCCGTTCTGATCATCATTAGCCCATGCCGCCCAGTGCGCCCATTTGCTCTGGCGCGGCCTCAGAAGCCATCTGACGGGGCATAGGGGCTTGTCCACCGCCTGCGCCACCCTCTATCGCCGCGATAAGTTCCGCAAGCTCTGGAAGCAGCTTCATAAGCACTTGCGCCACCTCTGGGCTGATAACGCTGTCGAGCATTGCAAGCTCCTGCTCAGACATTGATCCAAGACGCTGAACAAGAGCAGCCGCGATTTCTGGCGATGCTTGGCCCATGTCTTTTTGTGGGCGTTTTTCCTGCCGCATATTAGCGCCACGCATTTCGGGCATTTCGGGCATTTGATCAGGTTCCATTATATTTCCTTCGCTTGATATAGAACAGACCAGTCAGTTTTTTGGCAGAAGAAGCCAACCGACCAGCAAATTGGTTCCAGAATTTTTCGATAAATCTTGCCCAGATAGTCGGGCTTGTCGCGCTTTCCATAGATAAATGCGATTTCGTTGGCTCTGTGTTGTGCTAGGTGCCGCCACATCTTGACGCCTTTGCCCTTACGCATTTGCTTTACAACGTGTACGGCCCATACGTGATATCCATTGACGTGCTGTGGCGTCAGGTGGTCTCTGGTAAAGCGGTAGTCCAGCAATACGTCCTGCCTGCTCATAACGCCCTGCCGCTGCAGTTCGTTGCAGATCACACGGCCACCAATAGCGCCACCAATAAATCCACCAATACCGGGCATAATCATGTTGCCAATTGCAGCACCAACGCCAGCCTTTACGCCGCCCTTTGCTGCATCGCCCACGCTTTCCCCCGCTAAAAGACCACCAATGGCCCGACCAGCGCCGTAGCCATAGCCTACGTTTGGCCCTACTGCTTTAGGAGCCTTTGCCCCGCCAAACATTGATTTACCCGCTGCGGTGAAAGATTCACCGCGACCTAATCCTTCTATGAGTTTAACGCCTTTACTTGCTGGGCTTCCCAACATAAAGCGCCCAACTCTACCGCCAATCATCCCGCCCAATTCGCCAGCCGCTGCGATCTTCATTGGCCCCATGTCAGTTGATTGTGCATTTGCAGTGCGTGGCGAGGCCATCATTGGTTCGCCGTTAAGAGTTGTGCCACCAAAGTCTGGCACAGTGGAAAACGTGCGGGTGCCTGTTTGGACAGGCTTTACAAATTCATACATTGGCATGGCGGCAGTGCCGTAAACGTCTTGAAGGCGCAAGCCTTGAGCAAGAGTGGGGGCTGGCTGGGACTGCATCTGGTAGACATCGACTGTCTCCATACCGTCCTCCGCTGGCAATGCCCCTAGATTGCCATAGGGGTCTGGGAGAGCAATCCCACGCTCATCTGTCAGGGCGATGCCAAATGCCCCTAGATTGCCATAGGGGTCTGGGAGAGCAATCCCACGCTCATCTGTCAGGGCGATGCCATTTGCGTCATACTGAACTGCCATCAGGTTATCTCCAATAGTGAGGCCACAACGTGGAGCCGATTTCCATTTGCCGCCGTGACTTTAAGTATTTCGCCCTCCTGCACAGTGAGGGGCTGCGTTAAAAGCTCTACCGTTGTATTAGCACCTATTGCTTTCGTTTTGAAGAGGCTAAAAATAGCAGGCGATGCGGCGGCGTCTGTCAGCGTCACCGTGAGCGTATCTGCATTGCCGCTGTCCTCCGATACTAAGATCGACTTCACCAAGGCAGTTGTTGCGCTGGGCGCGGTGTACAAGACGGTCACGCCCGTTCCCGTCAGATCAACTTTTGCATTTTTATATTTATTAGACATCTAAGAAATAAACCACGCTGTTGCTTCGGCCTGTTGTACCGCCGTGTTTAAGCTGGAAGAATTGGCAAAATATGTCGCCTGTTTTTCAAGCTCTAGAGTGCTGGTGAGACGCGCCATGTATCCCTGCTGATATTGTGCGGGTGGCGATGGCAGGCGCAAGACTGCGAGGGGTGCGGTTCCACTCATCTCAGGCCAGCCATTTTTGTATCAATCCGCAAGTCGCCAAGCTGCCACTCATCCTGAGTGCCTGTGCTTTGGAACTTCAACGCAATCTGGCGACCCTTGACGCGAGTGCTGATTTTTTCGGTTGTCGATGTAATGTTAAACGGCCCCTTCACAGTTTCAGCGCCATTGGGGTATTTTCGTGTATTCATAAACAGCGATAAATTGCTGTTCGCGCCCATTGTTGCGTCAGGAATAACGCGATCCACCATGTACAGATTTTCGCCTTCGGCTGTAATTTCACGGGGCGATGCCTCAATGAAACAATTCATAGCCGCGCCATCGTCACTTGTGCCTGTCTCTTGATTGTATAGGAAACCCTCTGAAGAAAATGCAAATGGCTTTTCCCGCGCCCCAAACGCATCGTTCCACACAGTTCGATCCATTTCTCCAACCGCCCACGCCTGCTCATTGTAGTTGTATGTGACGTATGCATCTGGCTCTGGATTGTCTGTATCTGTCGCTGTGCTTTGATCTGACACATAAAACCAAATAATTTCGCTAAACTCTACATTATGTCCGACCACAGTTTTACCGATAAAGGCCGTCTGCATACGGTCAAAGACAAAATGTTTTAGTGGACATGGAATTTCTTTAACCACACCGTCATAAACGTAAAACGACTTTGGCCCCATCCAGAACGCATTGCCATCGATTGCAATCATGGAGTTTATCCCCACGGCTCCAACCCCAGTCGCAAGTAGTCTAAACGAAAATATAAACGGATCACCCACAAATGTCATCCCATAGACAGCCTCATCCGTACTGATGATTGTCTCTTCGCGGCTGTTGATCATTGCAACAATTTTTGTGCCAACCTCTAATCTTTGATCGCCAGCAGTATTTAGTGTGGTGGGCGCAAACTTGGCAAATTCTTCCTGCGATGACCAGCGAACCAACATTGGGTCAAACGGCCCAGAGCTACCATTGGTTTCATATTTGCTTGCCCCAGCCACAATAAAGTGTCGGTCTGGAAACGATACCGTACTTATTCTGGCTACTTCTGGGACGCTTGCAGCGTTGGCTATGCTGGAAACCAATACGGCCCTCGTTGCCACGCCAGCAGACGTGTCCCAATAATAAATTTTTCCATTTCTCAAAGTGGCAATAACATCATTGTCCCAAATATTTATGCTCCACGAAGAGTTCTCAAGGTGTATTGTTGTGTCAGCCACGGTTCTGGTCTCGTTCCAACCTAACAAACTCCAACCACCAACGCCCCAGCCAAGGGCAGGCACAGAGCTTTGTATCCCAAGGTTTTCGGCCTCTCCAATTAAATATTTTATATCAATTGTGGTGCCGCCGCCTGTCGCCGTGCTGCTTGCCGCAGTCGGAGATACAATTGTGTATGTGTTGGCATCAACGAGTGTGGCTTGATAGCCAGACATTCTATTGAGCGTGTCGGCTGGAATGCCGCCTGTCGCCGTTGCAGAATTAATTACAACAAAGTCGCCTGTTTTTACGCCGTGACCGTTATCCGTGACAGTAATTTCTGTGCTGCCGTTTGCTGTGGTGATCGGGTTCGTGAGGTTTGAAGTTGTTTTCCGCAGCGGCGTGATGTCGTACAGCGCGTTATTCTCAATGATATACAAATGATTGCTTGTGCCAACCGCGATCCTGTCAATGCCATCCGTTACGCCGCGCCACGATGACATTTGCCTGCATATGCCAGATATCGATGTCTCAGTGCTGTTAGGATCGCCGTCTGGATCAATCGAATAAATTGCGCTCTTTTGCCAGCCGCCAAATTTTTCTGGGTATCCGTTTACAAATCTCACCAGTTGGCTGTCCACCCAAAACGGGCCGTTCTTGCCAGCAGAATACTCTGTGGTGTCCTTGACGATGCCAGCGTTGTATTTCAGCAATTGCAGTGACATCTTATTCTCCGATCAAGGCAGCATAAGTCTTAGGGCCGACTATCCCATCTTCAGTCAAGTCATTTCTTTTCTGCCAATCCATGACAGCCGCCTTGGTCATTAGCCCAAAGACGCCGTCAGCGTCCAGATTGAGCGCCCCCTGCACTTTAGTGACCTCTGGGCCTCTAGAGCCAACCTTGAGCAGCACAGGGGCTGTCTGGGGCTTGTATGATCCATCTAGTATAGACATTGCGCGGTGGTAGTGATGCTCCCGATCAGACAGGCCATTATAGCCGCCGTTTACCCGCTTGGTCGCGCCCTTAATGTCGCCGTTGTCAGAGTATTTATTTAGACCGTTTAAATTCCAGAACCAACAGGCGCTTTCAAGTGCGCCGTCCTTCGTGCCTAAATATTTAATTGTCGCATCTTTGTCCTTGCCTATTGCCTCTGCGAATAAACAATAGTTGTGCGCTCCAGTAAGCTGGATGACGCCACGCCCTCTGTGCATCCAGCCTTCTCCGCTAGATGTATCGCCATTACCCATACGATCAGCATAGACCACATTAGCGATGCGCTCACTATCGCGGTGATACAGCGATGCGTCACGTCCTGCGTTTTTGAAGTATTTCGGGAATACTGCATTCAAGCCCTTTTCTGAATAATTCAGATTTTCTTCCAACACCGTAAAATTTAGGCTCTCATGCCCACACTGAGCGATAAACATTGCAATGCGTTGTGGCGTGTTGATCTGGTACTTGGCAAGAATTTCTTTGAGAGGCGTCTCCCACGCCTTCCAGTTTTTGTTGCCATGCAGTAGCTGCTCAATTTGACCAGAAGATAATATCATTTTTTTCCTGCGTATTTACTGATTGCCCGATTTCCAAACCAGAACGCTAAAACTGCGCTCATAAGCCCAGCGGTTTCTTGATCCCACATAAGCTCAACAGCCTCTGTCCACTCTCCACCAGACTGCCCGACCTTAACCATAATCACCACTTTGGTCGCTACGAACAGTCCGAAAAAGGCATAAGTAATGACAGGACGCACAGAACCCCGAAGAGCGTTGATAAAGCCTCCAGCGTCAATAGATCGGTCATGTTCATACAAGCCTTTCGTTTCTTCGATGTCAGCTTGCTTATCTAGCTCAACCAGTTTCATTTCAGAACGCTTTTGGGCAAGCTCTGTCTCGATTTGCATCATTTCGATGCGGTGCTTCTGTTGTTGGTTGGCTTTGAAATAACCCAAAACCTCTGGCAGAAAAGATGACCCGAAGCCCAGCAGACTTCCCAATAAAGCCATCATGGCTTTTCACCATTGATGAAGATGCCAAAGCAGCCCGTCAAAGCACCCATACAGACACTGACAAGCCCTGCTTGGGCGTTGGTGACAAGATCGGGTGGAATGGACATGAACCAGTGGACTGATTGATATGTAAGCACCGTGACAGCCAACATCATTAATCTCGGTAATATTTTGAGTTTATCAAACGTCTCTGGTGTCATATTCATTTCATCACCCCATTTTAGTTAGCACCGCCAAGAGCATTAAGATAATTGCCGCACTGGCACCGATCATAATTGCCTCTAAACGCTTCACCCTCGTAAACAACTCTTTGTGCTGTATGGTCACCTCCGTGCGTAAGGACGCAAAGGTAACATTTAGATCATCAATTCTGCTGTGTGCAGAGGCCACTGTGCGCTTATCCATCATTACACCTATTTACTACAAAACCACACTCATTCATATCTGCCATTAGCTAGGCTCAACGGGCCAAGTCACATTTGTGGGAAACCCAGACTGTGCGGGTACGTCACGCAGTGCTTGTCGGTAGGCTGCCTCCAGACCAGCCATAGTACGGTCAGTAACCGCCATCCAGTCAGATTCCTTTAGCATCTCGTTACGAGCAGCACGGGCCTCGTCAGCGTTAAGCTCTACGATATCCCAGCCTGCTGTCCACCGACCTTCTACTTCCTTTGGAAATCCCCAAGGAACAACCTTGTAACCTACATCAGGTTTAGGCTTAGAGGCCGGGAACACCCGGTAGACACCGTGTGGGTTGAGGTGCTTGTCTGCACTCCCTGTGGTCTTGTAGTCACCACGGAATTGCTCATGGGAGTAAGCTCTTGCCACACCATCTACTACTTTGATTAGTTCAGGCATTAGATTATCTCCTCACCGATAAGGTTTACTGTTGTCCCACCATCCATAGT